CGAACAGCACTAGAAGATGTACTTGCCGCTACAATTCTACTTCCGTTTTCTAATTCAAGTGACCCTTTGTTCCAGTTGAGAACGCCTTGTTGCATCCATTTGGGTAGATGTTCATATGCAAGTTGCAATCGACCAAGTAAATCTCTTGCTGTAGAAGATTTGTTTGCCAGTATTGCAACATTCACATTGTCATTAAATAAAACATAATGTAAGAGGTAGGATACTATGATTGTTGACTTACCACTTTGTCTTGGTAACTTGCAAATCGTAAAACGATTTTCGTGGAACTTATCAACCATCTCCCGCTGAAAATCATACATCTCAAAAGGCACAAGACCTTTATCAATAGTAACAATCTTCAAATAATTTTCTATAAAATATTTAGGATCATCCATACATTTCATCACCTCTTGTACATTCTTTTTAGTAAAGCGTGATTTAGTGTGAGCCTTTTTAAGGTTCGGATTCCCTAGGTATTGTTCATGTTTATTCATAGGTTAAATTTGTAATGACTTTTGAAAGTTTTTAAAAGAAGTTTTTTCTTCAAACTCCATACCAAAGTCCATCTTATTCATAAGCACATACATTTTTTCGCCAAGTAAATTACCAATATTAAAATCTGATACATAATGAAAACCTGCAATCACTCTACCATAACCACATTCGTAAGCTGCAGCCATTAATTCTTTTTCTGCTTTTGGTTCTTTACCAGCAACATATCTTGCAATTATAACTGATTGACAAGCATGCCCACTAGGATATGCAGGTGTTTTATTTGTTTTACTTGGTAGTGTTTGTATTTTAGGTAAAACTACATGAGGTCTTTTTCGATTATAAAAATCTTTAAAGTGTGTTATAATCGGTACGGACTCTTTTAAAATTTGTTCAAGCTCATGTGGATGAAACTCTAATTTATATTTTTTAATAACCTTTTTAATTGCAAAGTAAGGATCTTGGTCATGATCCATAACAGACTTAACTTGATCTGCTGTTCTAGCATTTACTATTTTTTCAACTTCAAGTGCTTCTGCCATGTCATCTTTTGGAGGTGGTGGCAGAGTAATTACTTCATGCAACTTTTGTCTAAAAAATATCATGCTCATTATTTTTTTTCCTTTAACATCTTTTGTAATTCAGTAGTTGAACCAACAAATAAAGCATTTGTAACATTCTTAGGTCCAGTGTTTGGCACTTCTTTAATTTTTTTTAACTTATCTTGTAAATCTAAAAGGTTTTGTGATACTTCACTTACTGTTTTAATTAGTTGTCCTGCAACTTCATAAGCACGAGGATGTTCACCTTCTTTTGCAAGATCAAGTATACCATCAATTGCTTCATTACCTTTGTCTATTAAATTATAAAGATTTTTACGACCAGTTTCAAAATCTATATTTGGATCTTTATCTTCTGGTACTAATAATTCTTTATTCTTTGGTATTACTTCATTTTCATAAGTCTTATCTACTTCAGCAATACCTAAAACTTCATTTAGTTTATCGTCTATGTTGCTCATTATTTGTCATCACCTGTTGCCTCATCATAATTTAATCCATCATTAAAAAATTCAAGGGTTGTTGTATATGTGTAACTATCATCACGGTCAGCACCTGTAGGATTAGGTTGTACTGTAACTCTCTCACTACGAAATGGACTTTTATCTGATGTGTTAGTGTATAAATCAGCAGAAACTTTTTTGATAATAGCACTAGTGTTTATAGGTCCATATAAGTAAGTTTTAGCAGTAAAATTCAATGTGTAAATTATTCTTCTTAAACTTGTTAGTGTTCCTGTGTAACTATCATCATAAGATACATCACCTAAAATAAAAGGTATATCTCTTTTTGTATCCATATATGTTGCGTCTTGTATCATAGTGACAGTATAATCGGGTTGAAAGAATGGTAATATTTGTTCTATTATTTGTAGACCATCATCTTGCGTTGCTGTAAATACATTTAATTGAAAATTAACATTATACGGTACTGGTATATATTGAGTATTTAATTTTTCAGTATCACCTGTTGTTTTAGTTTTAGCCATCTTTTGATTTTTATTTAATTTCCTAGAAGCGTCATAATTATAACCTGTAATTTCAAATGACATTCTAGGTAATGTGATTGATACTTTGGAATCATCACCAGTTAAATCAGATTGTGCGTCTAGTCTTGCTAAAAATTTTTCTTTAGGTGAGTATGATAATGGCACTCTAATATTTTGTAAAGGGTTGCCACTTGCGTCTAATCTTTTAATATTAATATTATTAAAGATTGTACCAAAGGCTATAACTGTATTACGGATTGTTTTATGATAAAAATGTTCTCCAAACATTAGTATTCATCGACCTCCCCAAATGGATTTCTTTCGCTAAAGTCTAGTATATCATCACCAGTAGATGATGTTGTTGTACCTGCTTCTGTTTCAAAAGCTGCCCCTTGGTCAGTAGGTTGTTGCGTTGCCATTGTGAAGTCCTCATTGATAAGATAACTTATCTCACCTGTATCACTTTCTAATAAGAAAGAACCTACTTCGTTTTCTAAAGTAAACTGAAAATTCATAGTATCAGTTGATAAACTATCTTCAACACTATCAATCGTTGAGATACCAGTATCAAGTCTTTCTGAACTATATTCAAATTTAGTACATGATAATTTATAAACAGGTAAAGCACTTTGTTGATAGAATGGTTGCTCATGTTCAACAAACTGTATTTCAAAAAATGCGTTTGTAGTAGGAAAGTAAACTAGGTCACCTTCTTGTGGTCTATCAGTTGTTAAATCTGAATTGTTACCTACTAAAGTTTCCCATCTTGCTTTTGAAACTGTGAATACAATATCATCTCTTAATTCTAAACCAAACTTTTTAATTATTTCTTGTTCGCCCATATATCCATCGGTATTATCTACATACATTTCTATGATGTAGGAATCATCAAATGAGCTTGCAGGATCTTCGCCAAAGATTGTATCTTTGTTCGCTATCTTTCTTGGTAAGTAATAGACATCTTGGCCGTAGATTTTGAGCTGTTCTACTATTAAATCTTCATATAGTCTTTGCTCGTTGGTCGTGCCTGTGTCAAAATAGACATTAGTTGGCATATGATTATCCTAGCATTATGTGAGGAGGTTCTTCCCAGTTACTTCTTATTTCTTCCTCTAATTTTTGTTGTTCAGCAATTGCTGTTGAAAACAATTCAGGACCGTTAAGTGTAACACCACCTAACATCGCTGTACCTGAAAATTTAGATAAGTTTTGTCCCCATTGTCTTTTAATAAGTGCTGTTGTATATCTTTTTAAATATAAGTCATCATAGATATCGGTATGACTATCAGGATCTAATTTTCTATAACATTCAAAGATTAAATATTCGCCTGCTGCTATATCGTTCTGCCAATCCATATCAATGTATAATCTATTTTGATGTTGATTATATCTAATTGGTTTTTCACCTACAAGTATGTGGTCTAAAAAATCTAAATGCCTCATTGTCATTTCATAATGAACAATACTAGTTGATGAAAAATCATACAGGTCATTTAATCTTAATTGATATCTTACATCAAACATATTTAAATTGTTTCTATCTGATAAAGGAAATACATTTATAATACTAACAATTGCTTCTGGTATTACAATATAGTTAGGTGCTTCTGTATATACAGTTGTTGCACCAATAGAAGTTTCTGTTAGTAGTTTTTGTCCATCTTCAAGTAATAAATCACCAGTAGTATCACCTCTATCTGTTTCAGGTGTACCTTCTTCTAACTCTATATTTTCCTCTATTGAACCTTTTTCTTTTACATTCACATCAGCAATATTTGTTGTCATTCTATCAATATCATCCTGCGTTACTTTGTATTTTAAATACATTCTCTCTACACCATTATAGTGATATTGAGAAAAATATTGTAGCGCTTCGTCTATTCTATCTTCGACCTGGTCATCATCTACGTTTATGTCAATTACAGGCTTACCTAGATTTCTCAAACAATATTCTTTTAATGTGTTTCTACTATTTGGTATTGCCATTTCTTAAATCCTTGTACTACTATTTATCATTACCCTAATGCTACTGCTTGTGCGATAGCAAAGGCATTTGTTGCTTTTGTGTCTAGTTGTGTTTGTATATTACTTGATACACCATCTAAATGTCCTATTTCAGTTGATGTTACAGCACTTGCAGATACATCACCACTACCGTCAGAAACTAATGCTCTTGAAGCAGTTAAGTCTTCCATCTTACTAAATGCAATAGCAGCACTTGATGAAACACTTGCGTTGACAACAGCATTTGCTGCTAACTCATCTGCCCCTACAGCATCATCTGCCAACATTGAATTTTCTACTGCTTGAGAAGCAATTGTTAATGCACCATTTGAAGCAATCGTAGCGTCACCACTTACTTTACTGAATACATAAGTTGGTATACGAGAAGCCAACATAGATTTTTCTGTGCCACCTGCACCATCATCTACAATTAATAAATCAGCATCAGCAAGAGCTGCGCCCATTTCACTTGCACCATCAATTTCTAATGCACCTAATTCAACTTTACCAGCAGTTGATATTGTTGATAATAAACTATCACCGATACTACCTGCAAGTTTAGAAGCAGCAATTGACCCTGCTAACTGAGCATTTGTAATTGTACCTGACAATGATGAAGTAGGATAATTTGTTGCGTCTGATAAATCTAATGCTGGTGTAGCGTCTGTATCACCTAAATTAAATGTCACACCGCCAATCGCAATAGATGAATTTGCTAGTTTAGCATTTGCAATCGAGCCTGCCAACATGGCATTTGTTACTGTTCCACTATCACCAGTACCTACTAAAGTACCAGTTGATGTTGGCATACTAATTAAAGCTTCAGTATGATTAATTTTGTTTGACGCAGGAACTACAGCATAATTACCCATATAAGCATGAGAAGAACATTGATAATAAAGAATACTTGGTGTATCTTCATCAACATCAATTTGTGTATATGCACCTGCACTACCAGGTGTACCATTTGTTGTCACACCAGTTGTATATGCAGTTGTCTTATCAGCGTCTAAATAAAATCTTAATGGGTGTCCACCATTTGAGGAATCTGCCTGGTCAAATTTATAGGAATAACCAGAGTCCGATGTCACATTATCTGCACCATGTAATTGTATTGCAGGTGCTTCAATGCCATTTAAAAAATATGCACTTGAACTACCATCACCTGAATATGGGTGAGCAGCAGTTTTAGTTGCAACTGTTACAGTTATTGTAACTGGTGCTGAAGATGAACCATATGAAGCACCTAGATAATCATGGTCTAATATTTTTACATTCTTAATTATTTTTGCGTTAGCGTCTAAGTCACCACCAAGTGTTGGTGTAGTATCATCTGAAACATCTGAAAGACCTGCACCTGAAGCAGCAGTTGCTGATATGAATGATAAGTTTCCAGAACCGTCAGTTGCTAAAAGTTGATTTGCACTACCGTCTGTACTTGGTAAAGTTAGTGTAACATTACCTGATAAACTAGGTGAAGAAAGTTGAACATAATTAGAACTATTGTAAACTCTTAAACCTGCAAGTGATAAATTGCCTTTTGCAATTGTTAAGTCGCCTGTAGTTGCGCCTGTAAATGAACCTGTACCTACTGTAAACTCATCAGCACTTTCATCAAAACCTATAAAGATATTATCTGAACTACCTCTTTCACCTACGATACCTACATCGCCTGATGGTGTACCAGATGTGCCTGTTGCTAACTCTATTAACTTATCTGATATGGTTGAATTAGTTGTTGATAGTGTTGTCGTAGTACCATTGACAGTTAAGTTTCCTGTAACTGTTAGATTACCACCTACTGTTGGGTTAGTTGGTAAACCAATTGTAATTGTACCAGAACTCTCTGCTACTTCTACTTCGTTAGTTGTTCCTGAGAAAGTTATTGTTCCGCCTAATGCTGTTGCAGTAGAACTAGAACCATCGGTTACTGTAATTGTTGAATTACTTAATGATGAATTACCAATATTAGATAATGTATTTGAAGCACCTGATATTGTTTTATTTGTAAGTGTTTGACTATCACTTGAACCTACAACTGTACCTGATGGTATTGCTTTTTGTGAAGCTGAACCATCTATATTTCCTGAACTATCTGATACTACAAAACTTGAAGCTGCAATACCTGAAAGAGTATTACTATCAGCACTTATCGTTTTATTTGTAAGTGTTTTAGTTGTACCTGAAAATAAAGTATCTAATTGAGATAGTAAAACTCTACCCTCAGTACCACCGTCTGATAATAAAATTTTATCACCTGCAGCAAGTGTAGCACTTTCTAAATCAGTTGCACCATCAATATTAACAATCGCTTCTACATTACCAAATTCTAATGCACTTGCGCCTGAATTAACTTTTAATACTTGACCTGCACTACCAATAGATAAAGATACACCAAGACCACCATGTGTTAAACCTATTGTATCACCTGATTGAAATTCTGCTAGTCCTGTTGCAACGTTACTGTCGTTAAAGACTGCTCTAATTGGTGTTTTGTTTGCCATCTTTTATCCTTTAAAATTGAAAAAGAGTAGGGTCACTATCTGCTAGTGCCGTACCATTTGACAATGTAAATGTTTTTGTTCCTGTAAAAGTAAATCTACTATCTACCGTTGCGTTAAATTCGAAATCTGTATTTTTTGTACTTAATCCACCACTTGCACTAAAGAAAGGCACAACACGAGCAGCTTGTAATGTATCACCACTAGATGATATAACGGCCAATTCATTTACACCTGCTTTAGAACCTGCAGGTAATGTTGCACCTGTAGCAGCAATATTAATTGTACCTGTGCCGTCTGAACTAATTGTTGCACCTGCAAGGTCGATTGAATCAGAAGATAAGTAAATATCTCTCCATCTTTTTGATGAACTACCTAAATCATATGTATTATTTGCGGCAGGTAATATATGTTCATCAATAGCACTAAAATCTGTTGCAACTTCACCAAAGTCATACTTGCCTGTTGATGAATTGTATTTTAACGCAAAAGCATTTTGTTGAGCTGACGTATCAACATCATCTAAAAATTTTAATTGTGTTTCACCACCACCGCCAATAGTTGACATTTGATTAGTGACAACATCTTTAAATCTAACAAACTCTTTTTTTAATTCATCTAAAGAAGTAATCCTATCTAATGTTTTTATTTTGTCTTTTTCTAATTCGTTTGCAACCTTCATTTCAGAAATCTCTTTCTGAACTCTATCCATCATATCTTCAGGTTTATCTTTTTTAACCTCTACATTTTGTAAAGATACTATATTAATTTCTTTTTCGGGTTGTTTTTCTTCTTTTACTTTTTCAGGTTCTAATAA